TCAAATCAGATTTAAGGGGTTGTACTCCACTGCTTCTGTCAGATGGTCTGGGGCGAAATGAGCATAGCGCATCGTCACCTTAATATCAGTGTGTCCAAGGATACGCTGCAGTACAAGAATGTTACCCCCGCGCATCATAAAGTGGCTTGCAAATGTGTGCCGTAGAACGTGTGACAGCTGCCCGTCAGGTAGCTCAATCCCCGCTCGCTTAATTGCCCCACGAAACGCAGAATAGCACCCCGTAAAGACTGGTTTTGATGTTCTTACTTTTGGGAGTATTTCGTAAAGCTCATCACTTATTGGAACGGCGCGGTTTTTCTTGCCCTTGGTTTTGATATAAGTGATTTTGCCGGGGCTTATTTGCTTGCCTGTCAGTGACTCCGCCTCGCCCCATCGTGCTCCGGTTGCAAGGCATATTTTTACGATGGTTACTAAATCTACCGCTTTGCTTTTCTCACACTCTGCCAGCAGTTGCTTGACTTCTTCGACTGTTAGCCAAGCCAGCTCTGCCTCGTCTATTTTAAATTCCCGGACGTTTTCGAGCGGATTGGGCGCGCTCCAGTCATCCAGTCTTTTCAGTTCGTTGAACATGGCGCGGAAATACGCCAGCTCAAGATTGACAGTACGGGGAGTCACTGCTTTTACCCGATCTGAACGTGTAATTTTCCCGCTTAAACGCTGTTCACGGTAGGTTGCAAAAAGTTTGGCGTTAAATTCAGTGGCGAGAGGGTTTCCCATAGCAAAGCAGGCAAATTCCATTGCACCTTTACGCTTGAGGCCATCAGAGAGTGTAACGCCATGTGCGTTGAACCAGGTTTCAACAAGATCAGTAACTCGCCGCTTATCTGCTTTTTCTCCTAACCAAGGCTTGTCCTGCGCTTGATCCTTAATGTGACGCTCAAAGGCCATGGCTTCGCCCTTGGTGGCGAATTGGCGACGGATGCGCCGCCCATCCCTACCGTTGGGGAAGACCTGAGCCTGCCACTTACCATTAGCTAACTTTGAGACAGCCATAATCAGTTTTTAGAGCAAATTCGCTTTGATTTACTGATAGTGCCGTCATTGCAAACAAATTTGCCATCAGATGTGCAGTGTGAGACGCCACCTTTTTTCCCAGAGCATGGGTAATTGCGTGCATATGATGGCTGTGTTGCCAAAAACACTAAACCTAACGTAACGATTGCCATTAATTTTTTCATGCTAGTAGCCTTAACTTATTTCCGTATAAAGTCGAATTCGCTCATTCTGTAAATGCTGTTTTGCTGATCACCCTACCGTTAACCTCAATATCCGATGGGGTGCATTCAAAGGATGCGGGACCATTCTCTACACGTAAGCGTCCGCCAGGAAGGCGATAAACTTGCCTGATGCTCAGAAAACCATCTAATTTAATCAACCAGATTCCATCGTTGATTTCTCCCCTGAACTCATCCACAAGATAGAAAGCCTTTTCAAACTTCACCAAGAACGGAGCTGTTGTATCTGGGGGGATAAGGCAGGAGTCATAACGGACCTGTTCAGATGATGAGTAAATCCCGTTTGAGATTTCTTTTAATTGCAAAAGCAATCCATTGTCATTGATTATTTTTGTGGTGGGAGTGCCTTGTCCTGTAGTTAACCAAAGCATGGATGCACCTGTATCAAGATGGCAGGCAATGAGCCAGTCATGCGGAAAAGTATCGCGCATCCAACGGTTTGCCATAGTGCTCTGGGATACCCCAAGGTGATCGCACAAAGCCTGTCTGGTACTGAATCCATAGGCCTGGAGAATACGAGTTATCGCTTCCTTCCCACCACTTTGAGATGGGAAATTGTATTCTGAGATCGCGAGAGGGGTCTCTTTTGTGTTTGACATATTTAAAATGCGATCCTATCATCGGTTTTGTGGTGTTCGGAATGATTGCGAATAGTTCCGAATAGTGAAGTTTTTAAACACAAACTGAGGAATAGTGCATCATGAAAAGCAATTTTTCAATGCGCCCCAGCATCAACCTTGTGGTATCTGAGCCATTCATCACACTGGATGAGTTCTGTCGCCGTACTGGTTACAAGCCTAGTTATGCCCGTCAAATGATCCGGGAAAACCGCCTGCCCATCAGGAAAAAAGCCGGAGTTAACAGCCTTATCGAAATCAACATGTTCGCGTTGACGATGGAAGCGGCCCAAGGCTGCGAAGTCGCAATGCAAGCCTGATAGTTCCATTTTGGGATAGAAAAGGATTTACATCATGTTTGATTATCGTGTTTCCAAACATCCGCATTTTGACGAAGCCTGCCGGGCTTTTGCGCTGCGTCACAACATGGCGAAGCTGGCAGAACGCGCGGGAATGAACGTCCAGACGCTGCGTAACAAGCTGAACCCGGAGCAACCGCATCAGCTCACTCCATCGGAAATCTGGCTGCTTACCGATCTTACTGAGGACTCCACGCTGGTTGACGGTTTTCTGGCGCAGATTCACTGCCTGCCATGCGTACCGATGAACGAAGTGGCAAAAGAGAAGCTGCCGCATTACGTCATGAGCGCTACTGCTGAAATCGGACGTGTTGCTGCCGGTGCCGTATCGGGTGATGTGAAAACCACCGCAGGCCGCCGCGATGTTATCAGCAGCATTAACTCTGTTACTCGTCTGATGGCACTGGCTGCCGTTTCGATGCAGGCGCGTTTACAGGCTAACCCGGCGATGGCAAGCGCGGTGGATACCGTGACGGGCCTCGGCGCTTCGTTCGGTCTGATCTGAGGTGGTTATGCTGACTAAAGAACCATCTTTCGCGTCACTTCTCATAAAGCAAAGCCCGGCAATGCACTACGGTCATGGCTGGATCATGGGGAAGGATGGCAAACGCTGGCACCCGTGCCGCTCTCAGGATGAACTGCTGGCTGACCTGTCCACAACCAAACAGGGGAAATCATGGCTATTGAAGGCGCTACGGCGACTGTTCCATTAAGCCCCGGTAAACGCCTGGACGGACTGAATCATATTGCGGAATTGAGGGCTAAAGTGTTTGGTCTGGATATTGAGCCGGAGCTTGAAAGGTTTATTAAAGATATGCGCGATCCACGCGACGTAAATAATAAACAGAATGAGCGGGCACTGGCAGCCATTTTTTATATGGCAAAAATTCCGGCAGAACGTCACGGCGTCAATATTAGTGATCTGACTACTGACGAAAAGCGGGAACTGGTGAAAACAATGAATCATTTTCGTGCAGTGGTGAGCTTATTTCCTAAGCGGCTAACCATGCCGAATTAATCCACAACAGAAATTAATGGCGTAAACCCGCCGGGCTTCTTATTGCCCAAATTCAGGAGAAACAACTATGCGAAATATTGAAACCCGTACCACTAAAACCGGACCAGATGATGCTGGTCTTAACCTGCTGCTGAGTGAAGCACGCAAAGAAGAACGCAGGGGCCGAGCAGATGTGATGGCTGCACGTCTGGACTCTTTAGCAGCCCGTATCGTGTCACGTCAGCTTAACCACACAGAAGCGGCTGAGCTGCTGCGTCAGGAAGCTGTGAAGATTCAGAACGAAGCGCAGGAGATCCACTGATGGCTGATTCAATGGACCTCGTACAGCAGCGCGTTGAAGAAGATCGCCAGCGCCACATCCACAAAGCCCGCAATAAAACGCCGGGCGTTTCCCGTGTTCTCTGCATTGATTGCGATGCACCGATCCCGCCAGCACGCCGCCGCGCCATTCCGGGTGTGCAGTGCTGCGTCACCTGTCAGGAAATTTCAGAGCTGAAAGGCAAACACTATAACGGAGGTGCTGTATGAGCATTATTAATACGACAATTAGCCAGCGTGCAAAACGTTGGCTTGATGATGGGCGCTTATTTATTGATACCGAAACTACTGGATTGGGTGATGATGCGGAAATCGTTGAGATCTGCATCATAGATAAAAATGGTTTTATTATGCTGAATACGCTAATTAAACCTACTAAGCCTATCCCCGATGAGGCTATCGCTATTCATGGCATTACCAATGAAATGGTTACTCATGCACCAACTTGGAAAGATGTTCATGGTGCAGTAGCCGATCTGTTCTTTAATTATGGATTCGTTATTTATAATGCTGATTATGATACTCGTCTGATTCGTCAAACAGCAGAATTAAATGGACTAGGGACGGACGGATTATCCTCATTTATGGATGAGTATTCTCTGTGCGCCATGAAGTTATATGCAGAATATCGTGGCGAACCGGGGAAATATCATGGTTATAAATGGCATAAGTTAGTTGATGCCGCCGCGCATGAAGGTGTTGTGGTCGAGGGGCAGGCACACCGTGCTTTAGCGGATTGCAAAATGACAGTAGGTGTCATCAAAGCCTTGGCGCAAGGCGGTGCAGCATGAGCGTAATTCATGGTTTGAAAATTGGGCCGCTTTATTTCAATGCTGTTTCAAGTGGTGAAAAAAAAGCAGAGCTGCGAATTAATGACCGTAATTATCAATGCGGTGATTTTCTATTATTGCGTGAATGGGCGGGAGAATATTCAGGAAACAAACTGGTAGTAAAAGTTACACACATATTGCCGCTTGAGGGACTGGTTACTGTCGGCGGTAATTGGGTGATGATGTCTATTTCCAATCTTGATGAAAATGATATTCAGGCACTTTCGATGGCAGTGGTTGGGGGTGTTGAATGAGCACCATCCTGAAATGGGCGGGAAATAAAACCGCCATCATGCAGGAACTGAAAAAGCACCTGCCAGCAGGTCAGCGCCTTGTTGAACCTTTCGCAGGTTCGTGCGCTGTCATGATGGCGACAGACTATCCTCATTATCTTGTCGCAGATATTAATCCTGATTTGATTAATCTTTATCTGATGATTCAGAAAGACCATGAGGCTGTCATTCAAATAGCGAGGGAGTTATTTAAAGATTTTAATTCGGATGTTCAGTATTACCGTGTCCGCCAGCATTTCAATTACTCCATTTCTAATGAGGTAGAAAAGGCGGCATATTTTCTGTATTTAAATCGCCATGGCTATCGTGGCCTTTGCCGTTATAACCAGAAGGGTGAATATAACAATCCATACGGACATTATAAAAAACCGTACTTTCCTGAAAATGAAATACGCACTTTTGCCGTGAAAGCTAAACGTGCAATGTTTATTTGTGCCAGCTTTGAGGAAACACTGGCGTTGCTGCAGGCTGGTGATGTTGTTTATTGTGATCCGCCATACGATGGCACATTTAGCGGTTATCACACTGCCGGTTTTACAGAGGACGACCAGTATCATCTGGCGTCTATTCTTGAGCGCCGGTCATCAGAAGGTCATCCGGTTATCGTGTCCAACAGCGACACGTCCCTGACCCGTTCGATTTATCGTAACTTTACCCGCCATCGTATCATTGCAAAGCGCAGCATGGGTGTGGCTGCCGGTGATGGTAAATCTGCAGCAGAAATCATCGCCACAAAATCAGCTGGCTGGTTTGGTGTCGATTTGGCGTCCGGTCCAGATATCTCGGTGGAAACTGAGGTGCGGCGTGGCAGTGAGTAAATTCACATTACATAATGCACCAACCACCGGCGGCTCGAATGAGGCCGCCGTGGCCTTTTCATGGAATAACCCCAAAAAAGCGGTTAACCCATATCTGGACCCGGCGGAAGTTGCGCCGGAGTCTGCGCTTTCAAACCTGATTGCTCTTTACGCTGCGGATAACGAGCAGGAGCAGCTGCGCCGTGAGGCGCTGAGCGATGAGGTCTGGGAACGCTATTTCTTCAATGAATCCCGTGATCCTGTCCAGCGCGAAATGGAGCAGGACCGGCTGATTAGTCGTGCCAAAATGGCGCGCGAGCAGCAGCGTTTTAATCCCGATCTGGTCATTCTGGCTGACGTTAACGCCATGCCGTCCCATATCAGCAAGCCTCTGCTGGAGCGGATTAAATATTTCCATAGCCTGGGCAGAGCAAAAGCCTATTCCCGCTACCTGCGCGAAACAATCAGGCCCTGTCTTGAGCGGCTGGAGCGCGTGCGTGACAGTCAGGTGTCTGCCTCTTTCCGGTTCATGGCAAGTCATGACGGGCTGGAGGGGCTGCTGGTACTGCCTGAAATGAATCAGGATCAGGTCAAGCGTCTTTCCACGCTGGTTGCGGCTCATATGAGCATGTGTCTTGATGCGGCCTGCGGTGATCTGTTTGTCAGCGACGATGTTAAACCAGAAGAAATCCGCCAGGCATGGGAAAGGGTTGCAGCAGAGGCGATGCGCCTTGAGATCATCCCGCCCGCGTTTGAGCAGTTACGCCGCAAAAAGCGTCGACGCAAGCCGGTGTCCTATGAACTGATCCCACCGTCGCTGGCGCGGATGCTGTGCGCGGACTGGTGGTATCGCAAATTGTGGCAGATGCGCTGCGAGTGGCGGGAGGAACAGCTGCGTGCTGTCTGCCTGGTCAACAAAAAAGCGTCCCCGTATGTCAGCTATGAAGCCGTGATCCACAAGCGCGAGCAGCGCCGCAAATCGCTGGAGTTCTTCCGCTCACATGAGCTGGTCAACGAAGACGGTGACACGCTGGACATGGAAGACGTGGTGAACGCCAGCAACAGCAACCCGGCACACCGCCGTAATGAAATGATGGCCTGTGTTAAGGGACTGGAGCTGATAGCGGAAATGCGCGGAGACTGCGCAGTGTTCTATACCATCACCTGCCCGTCACGCTTCCACGCAACCCTCAACAACGGCAGACCTAATCCGAAGTGGACCAGTGCCACAGTCCGGCAGAGCAGTGACTATCTGGTTGATACGTTCGCCGCTTTCCGCAAGGCAATGCACAAGGCCGGGCTGCGCTGGTATGGCGTCCGCGTTGCGGAGCCGCACCATGACGGCACAGTGCACTGGCATCTGTTGTGCTTCATGCGCAAAAAAGACCGCCGTTCCATCACTGCGATGCTGCGCAAGTTTGCCATCCGTGAAGACCGCGAGGAGCTGGGCACCAACACCGGGCCGCGCTTCAAATCCGAGCTAATCAACCCGCGCAAGGGCACGCCGACCAGCTACATCGCCAAATACATCAGCAAGAACATCGACGGGCGTGGGCTGGCTAAAGAAATCAGCAAAGAAACCGGCAGATCGCTGCGTGACAGTGCCGAGCATGTCAGCGCCTGGGCGTCACTGCACCGTGTCCAGCAATTTCGTTTCTTTGGTATTCCGGGGCGTCAGGCATACCGCGAGCTGCGCTTGCTGGCTGGTCAGGCGGCGAGAGTGCAGGGCGAACGCAAAGCGGGTGCGCCGGTACTGGATAATCCGCGTCTGGATGCGGTACTGGCGGCGGCTGATGCGGGCTGCTTTGCCACCTACATCATGAAGCAGGGCGGTGTGCTGATTCCCCGCAAACATCATCTTGTCCGCACGGCTTATGAGCTTAACGACGAGCCGAGCGCCTACGGCGATCACGGTATCCGTATTTATGGCATCTGGTCCCCGATTGCAGAGGGCAAGATTTGCACGCACGCGGTGAAGTGGAAAAAGGTTCGTAAGGCCGTTGACGTTCAGGAGGCAGCAGCCGACCAGGGCGCTTGCGCCCCTTGGACTCGTGGCAATAACTGTCCCCCTGTTGAAAATCTGAACAAATCAGGGGGTGATTTACCCGATATTAAAACCATGGATGAGAAGGAGCTGCAGGAATATCTCCACAACATGGGCCAGAAAGAACGGCGGGAGCTAACAGCGAGGTTAAGGCTGGTAAAACCGAAGCGGAAAAAAGCATACAAACAGACTATTTCGGATCAGCAGCGCCTGCAACTTGAGGCAGAGCTGAGTTCCAGAGGGTTTGATGGCAGCGAGTCAGAGATTGACCTGCTTCTGCGCGGCGGCAGTATTCCGTCAGGTGCCGGGCTGCGTATTTTTTACCGCAACCACCGCCTGCAGGAAGATGACAAATGGCGTCAGTGGTACTGATGCCGCAGCTTTAACAATTCTTGCTCTTATTGATCCGCATCAGAGCGATCTAATTGACAGGTAAAAAACGGTTTACATTCGCAAATTCCTACTATACTGTAATTATAAACAGTGGATATATATACAGTTGTTGTGTATCCGAGGTAGTGATAGGAGGGAAAATGCAGGACTATCTTTTGGAGTCGTTGAAGCTCCAGCGCATTGATTTTTTTATCAAGCTTGTAGCGGCTAGTGAGTGCAGCGACGAAGAAAAGCGGCTGGCTATCCAGTGGGTGTCCGAACTGACTGACGAGCTGATGGCGAAAATCCGCAGCCATGAATACTGCCGGTCGATGGACGTAACCAGTTAAGGGGAATCTGTATGCGCATTGAAATAATGATCGATAAAGAGCAGAAGATTAGCCAGGCTACACTGGACGCCCTTGAATCCGAGCTTTACCGTAATTTGCGCCCTCTGTATCCCAAAACAGCAATTCGTATCCGTAAGGGCAGCGCCAACGGCGTTGAACTGAGCGGGTTAAAACTGGATGAAGACAAAAAGCGAGTGATGGAGATCATGCAGTTGGTATGGGAGGATGACAGCTGGTTGCATTGATAGGCTTCGTTTGTAATGAGTCATGTTTTATGAATTCGATAGTGGACAGCTAGAGGGATTAATGATTAATAGATAGCTTAAACATAGTGATGGGCGTAAAATCGCGCGCATTTTATTGGCAACGGATCTGAACTCAATGGCGGATAATGCTCAATCAGTAAGTATTGTGTATCAAGGCAAAGCTCTTGACGATCACAAGATGGATATTCTTTCGTTTGCGAAAAGTTTGCAGGGACTAGGTGAGGCTATCTACTCTGCAAATGAGATTGTAAACGGAGGGCGCGACATTGAAGTTAACGTTGACGCTGAATTAATTGCCGGTTCCTTTGGGTTTGACATTGAGGTGGTACAACATCTTGCTAACGCTAAAGATGTTGTACAAATTTTGGGCTTGTCAGCCATACCTTTAGCCGTTGGCGGTGCTACAGTTTTAGAGGTTCTCAGGAAACTTAACGGACGTAAGATCGACATAGTTGAGAAAGCTAACGGTAGTGACAACGTTAAGCTGAAAGTCGATGGGGAAGAGATTGTTTGCTCTGAAGATGTCGAAAAAATCGTAAATGCTCCAGAGATTCGTAAGGCTGTTGACGCATTTGTCAGACAGCCTCTGTTACAAGATGGTATCGACAATTTTGTGGTAAAAAAATCGCGTACCTCTAAGAAAGAAATTCTCAATATTCATAAGGATGAGGCCGAGGAATTCAAGTCTCCTAAAGTTCTTTTTGAAACCAAAGAAGAAGTTGACGAATTTGAATCAACAGTGACTTTCATTTCGGCGCATACTGACAAAAAAAGTGGCTGGCGTGTTGAGTTTGGCGGTGAAAAACGCAATGTCAGAATGGAAGATGATGAGTTCATTAAGCTTGTTACTGGACCAGACGCCCCTAAAATTTTTGGCGAATTGTTTGCTGTGAAGATGAAGAAGATAGTGAAAGATTCCGGTGGCCTGGTAGACGAAAAGCTATCGATCATTAAAGTGGGTCGACACTTTGCCGCCAAAGACAGAAAAATCAAACCTGATGCGGATTGAAAATGTCTATAGATATTAGTGTGTTAGGATGGTTGGGGCTGCTTGTTGCAGCTCCAGCTATATTTATAGGTGCTAGAGTGGCTATACGTAGCCTGCTCGATCGAGTTATTGTCGAAACAAAAGTTTCTATCACTTATACTGATGCAAACAAAAATGTCTATAAAACAAAGATTTATATTAACAACGATGATGAGTTAATAAAGCTCATAGATGACATAGCAGAGAAAAATAAGCGTGAGAGGAAGGAGTCAGCCTCTCATGCCTGAACAAAAGAAAACAAGCGGTAAAGCAGTCGGTGTTACAGGTGGTGGCGGTGTAGGTCTTTTCCTAATAAAGCTGGCTAGCTTCATTACAGACCCAACATGGAAAGACCTTTACATTGCTTCAATACCGATGGTGTCTATTCTTCTGAGTGAAGTTTTTACTTTTGCATGGACGATTTATGCTGTTGATCCACAAGAAATCAAACTGAAAAGACGGTTAAAAGCTCTGAAGAAGCAAGCTGAAGCAGTTTTAAATGCACCATCGCCCCCTGTTTCTCCAGAAATGCGCGAGAAAGCGCAGGCTCGTTATGACGTGATCTGTGGAATTGAAATGGGAATTTACCCCCTCTCAATAGTAAATACGTTAGATGGAAAAGCATCCCCCGCAGCGCAAACGCAGGACGTTGAATAGCAGTTACCACTTTGCATGACTATGCTGCATGAATCCGCATGATCGTTTGAGGATCGTTTTTGCTGAGGCCCGCCAGGAATGGCGGGCTTTTGCTTATGTCATGCATGTGCATGAAAACCACTACACAAAGCGGGCAGGCGTGGCGGGGCTACGAGCGCGCGGTTTTGGGGTTAATCGTGGTTTTGGCGCCTCAATGTTGGGCGGGCATGGTCATTTTTTGGGGGCTGGTCGTGCGCGCCTGCGTCGTGGTGAGGCGCTGCGTTTCGTCGTGAGCTGCCAGGTGGCGAAAGCTCAGGACCGCTCAGCGAGGCGCTGAGGCGCTCTGATGGTGTGATAGGCGCAAGGGAATAAAAAAACCGCCCGGAGGAGGGCGGTTGATATCAAAGGCTGGCCGGGAGAGCGTCAGTCTTCATCGGTCAGGTAGGGGTCAAAGCGTATCACCTCATCACCCAGCCACTCGTTAACTTCTTTGATGCGGCCCTGCAGGGGGGTAAGTTCGTTGCGAACGAAAACGCGCGCCGCTTTTTCCACATCGCCAAACCCGCCGGTATTCGTTGGAATAATCCCCATCAGCTGCGGCGGCACGCGGTGAGCTGCCAGCATGTCATCACGGCTCACATTCTTGATGTTAAGAAACTCATCTTTCGCTGCGACTTCTGACAACGGGATGATCTGAATACCGTCTTTCTTGCCGTTCGGGCTGTACATAAACAGGTTGCGGAAGTTGCCTGGCCCTTTCGATTTTTTCAGCGCTTCGCGTATGTTGTCCACGTCTTTCTGATCGGCGGCGGGGTCGCTCATGTACATGATAAAACCAGCATGGCTACCGTTTAGGTAATACTTACGGCGAAACAGCGTGGCCGATTCATTCAGCAGGGCGGAGGGAATGGCGGAGAGGTATTCCGGCATCCCGTAAAGCTCCTGGTTAACGTCGGGTTCCATCAGGTGAAACACGCCTCCCTCATCGAACTGATAGGGCTGCGAGTTGTAGCCATACTGTGCAAACCAGTAGGTGTCCGGGTCAATGCCACGACGGGTATATTTGGCAAGCGAGGCGCGCAGCTCCATGATCTGCCCTAACCGGTTCATGCGTTTTTCAAGGTAGGCATTACCGAATACCAGAAAGTCCTGGGCGAACCGAGAAAAGGCTTGTTTAGACAGCCAGCGGTGAGGGATGAAGGTACTGGTAAGAATATTGCGTTTTACCTGAATAGCGCTGGAGTGATGCACGGCGGCGCGGTAAGTTCGCGCCAGGCCATCCATGCTGATCGGTGGTTCGTACCAACGGTCTACCTGCACGCACTCCAGGTAATCAAATAACTCCCGGCGGTCCATCACGGGGATCGGATCGCCAAACGTAAACGCCTCCGCATGTGCATTACTGACCATGTTGGCCGTATCGGTGGCGGTCTGGCCGCTCGATGCCTTGCTGCGGTTTTTGCGGTTAGCCATTAAAAAATCTCCACGATGTTGCTGGTACTGGCGGAAGCTCCTGCCAGTGGTTCGTTATAAAGTGCGTGCATGGTTGCCCAGGCTAAATCCGCGTGGCTGGCTTCCTCTGTGCGGGCTGCTTCGTAGGTTGGCCGGTTGCCGCTGGCGGTGGTTGAACGGCGAATGGACATAAAGGACTGCGCGATATCCAGCATCCCCGCGTCAAACTCCAGACGGCGCCCGCTGATGATGTCGTAGGCTTTAAGCACCAGGGCATTTTTTACGGTCGGGTTGTAGACAAACTCACGCGCGGCAGGGAAAAACTGCTTAACCGTTTTGTAAACGCCATCGCCAACGCCGGTCGAGTCAATGCCGATGTAGGTCACGTTGTAGCGTCTGGTGATTTCCTCAATCGCTGAAGCCTGGGCGCGAAAGTCCATCCCGCGCCACTGGTGGCGCTCAAGGATGCGGAATTTACCGCCGGGGACGACGGGAGGCGCAATGACAACGCAACCGGCGCTGTCACCGTTCTGCGTTCCCTTTGCCGGGTCATAGCCGATCCAGACCGGGTGGTATGCAAACGGCCGCAGTAAAAGCGGTTCGAAATCGTCCCACACGTCCCAGCTGTCAACCATGCAGGACTGCAGCAACGCCAGCGGGAACACGGACGCCAGGTCGTCAACAAACTGACACATCAGCAGGTTGTTGTATTCGTCCGGGCTGTACTCCAGGCGCAGCTGGTCCAGGTCGAAAAGGTTACACCCGCCGTTTACGGCATCTTCAATGGTGACTATCTGGCGGTACTGGCCGTCAGGACATAAAACGCCGTGCGCCAGGCTACTGTGAGAAAGGTCAAATTCTACCCTGTCGGCTTTCGGGCGCCCTTTATTGAACAGGGCACCAGACCAGAACGGGTAGGCGCTGTGCGTCAGGCTGGAAGGTGTTGAAAAATAGGTCTGACGCCATTTTTTGTGCAGCGCCATACCGGAGGCCACCTTGCGCAGCTCCTGGAATTTCGGTATCCAGAAATACTCATCAAGATACAGATTGCCGTGATAGCTCTGCGCGGTACGAGCATTTGTACCGAGGAAGTAAAGACACGCGCCGTTAGGCAGCACCATCGGATCGCCTTTCAGTTCAACGTCCACCTCTTTTGCGAAGTCGATGATGTACTGTTTAAAAACGTGCGCCTGCGCTTTACTCGCTGACAGAAAGATTTGATTTCGCCCCGTGGTGAGCGCGTCTATCAACGCTTCACGGGCGAAATAGTAGGTTGCACCGATCTGGCGTGACTTTAAGAGGTTGCGGATACGGTGCTTGATGCCAGCGTCCCACCAGTGGCGCTGGTACTCGAACATACCGGCGCGGAAAATCTCTTCCAGCTTTTCGATCTGCTCGTCGGTAAACAGGTTTTTTTCCGGCGGCTTGCGCGGACCTTTATTGCGGTTCGCCACGTTCGGATTCAGGTCTGCTTCATTCCCGCCATTGTTAAATTTGCCGATTCTGGCCTGTCGTTCGGACTGACGCGCCAGCAGGTCAATTTCTTTAAAATCCTTTCCTTCCTTCTGCTCCTTCATGACGAGCTGGCAGTAACGTGCGGCGGTGGTGAGCTGCATCTGATCCAGTGGGCCATATTCGCCCCACTTATCGCGTTTTTTCCAGCTGTGAACGGTTGCAACTTTCTCGCCCAGCATTTCAGCAATGCGGGCTACGCGGTATCCCTGAAAGTACATCAGCATTGCCTGACGACGGGGATCGAGGTCTGCGGGGGTCAGTGTTGTCATGGCACAAACATACGGCCTCAAATCAGCACTTTCCCCGGCTTCGCATTGTGTGGGAGTTCGCACAAGCCCAACGCGTTGTTTACACGCGCCCATCACCGCAAACATAAGGCTCTGAACGTGTTACGAACTAACTAACCGGAGCCGGACCGATGGCAAAAAAATCTAAGCGTTTTCGTATTGGGGTCGAAGGGGCCACTACTGACGGGCGCGTTATTGAGCGTGAATGGCTCACCCAGATGGCGGCGAGCTATAACCCGCAGGTATACACCGCGCTGATCAATATGGAACACATTAAGGGCTTCACCCCTGATGGGACTTTCCGTCGTTTTGGCATGGTGGAAAAGCTGGAAGCGGAAGAAATCACCGAAGGGGCATTATCCGGGAAAATGGCGCTGTATGGCTGGATTGCCCCGACTGACGATCTGGTCACGATGACCAGCAACTGGCAGAAGCTTTTCACCTCAATGGAAGTTAACACCAGCTTTGCCGATACCGGCTCCGCTTATCTGGTTGGCCTGGCGATTACTGACGATCCGGCAAGCCTCGGCACTGAAATGCTGCAGTTCAGCGCCAGCGCAGAACATAACCCCCTGGCGCGCCGCAAGCTGGACAAAGACAACCTGTTTACCGCTGCTCTTGAAACGCTGATCGAGTTTGAGGACGTGCCGGAAAAAACCAGCCTGTTTACCCGCGTGAAAGAGCTGCTGTCCCGCAAAGGCGCCGATGATAACGCCCGCTTTGCTGATGTTAATCAGGCTGTTGAAACCATCGCGCGTGAGCATCAGACGCTGGCGGAGCAGGTCAGCACCCATCAGGCCGATTTCAGCAACAAGCTGAGCGATATGCAAAAGGTTGTTGATGAGACAACCAGCGCACTCTCCACCCTGCGTGAGCAGCTTTCCACCCAGGACAGCCGCAGCGAACGCCGCCCTAATGCGACCGGCAATAACGGCGCAGAACAAACCACCGATTGCTGACGGAGCAAAAGCACAATGAAAAAAGAGACACGTTTTAAATACAACGGCTATCTGACGCAGCTCGCCAAACTCAACGGCGTATCTGTGAGCGATATCGCCTCGAAATATACGGCTGAGCCGTCAGTGGCGCAGACGCTGGAAACGAAAATCCAGGAGTCTTCCTCGTTCCTGCAGAAAATCAACATTGTCCCGGTTGATGAGCAGTCCGGCGAGCGTCTGGGGCTGGGTATTGGTTCCAGTATTGCCGGAAATACTGATACCACCCAGAAAGACCGTGAACCCGTTGATCCAACTTACATCGACGGTGAAGGGTATAAGTGTACCCAGACCAACTCTGATACGGCGCTGCCCTATGCGAAGCTGGATTTATGGGCCAAATTCCAGGACTTCCAGACGCGCATCCGTGACGCCATCATTACCCGCCAGGCGCTTGACCGCATCATGATCGGCTTCAACGGCGTGAAGCGTGAGAAAACATCAGACCGCGCGACCTATCCACTGCTGCAGGATGTGAATATCGGCTGGCTGGAAAAAATCCGCAAGGAGAAACCCGTTCAGGTAATGGATAAGATCGTGTCCGAAGGCGAGGTGATTTCTCAGACTATCCGTGTCGGTAAAGGCGGTGATTTCCTGAATCTGGATGCGCTGGTTATGGGCGCCGTGAATGAGAAAATCGCGCCGTGGTATCAGGAAGATACGGAGCTTGTGGTTATCGTCGGGCGCCAGTTACTGGCGGATAAATATTTCCCGATCGTCAACCGTGACCAGCCAAACAGCGAAGCGCTGGCGGCAGATCTTATCATCAGCCAGAAGCGTATCGGCAACCTCCCGGCCGTTCGTGCGCCGTTCTTCCCGGCGAATGCCATGCTGATCACCCGCCTGGATAACCTGTCTATTTACTGGCAATCAGGCTCCCGCCGCCGTTCGGTCATCGACAATCCGAAGCGTGACCGCGTGGAGAATTTCGAGTCCGTTAACGAGGCGTATGTTGTCGAAGATTACGATGGCGTTTGCCTGGTTGAGAACATCGAACTGTTGCCCGTGCAGGCAGGTGGCAATGCCAGCCCAGCGCTGACAACTGAAACCATCCAGGAAATCGTTACGGCAGCGGTGAAAGGCGCGCTTGATGCGCAGGCAGCTGGCGGTGCTGGCGCCGGAGCGTGATAAATGAATCCGTTCCGTGCTCACACTCAGTATGTACAGGCACAGGATGCCGCCCGGCAGGGCGGCAGTAATGCCAGCCTGACGGGCTACAACCAGATGCTGTTACAGCTGACAGAACACCGCAGGCGCCTTAAAACCGTCCAGTCAAATGAGCGCAAGGCTCAGCTCAAACGTGAGTTTCTTCCCGCTTATGCCTCATGGATTGCCGGTTTACTGGATGCTGACGCGTCAGGCCAGGACGACGTGGCGATGTACGTCATGATCTGGCGCATTGATGCCGGAGACTATACCGGCGCACTGGACATTGCCCGTCATGCCATTAAACACGGCTGGGTCCTGCCGCAGCGATTCAACCGGACCTGTGGGACCGCTGTTGCGGAAGAGTTTGCCGACGCGGCAATGCGCGCTTTTTCTGCCGGTGAATCATTCAGTGCCGCCATTCTTACCCAGGTGCTCGATATCGTTGAAGGTCAGGATATGCCGGATCAGTCCCGCGCCCGACTTCATAAGGCGATGGGCTACGCGCTGCGGGATAACGATCAGGCAGTGGCGGCACTTAACCATCTGAAGCGTGCCCTGCAACTGGATAACAGTTCTGGCGTCAAAACCGAAATCAACAAGCTTGAAAGCCGATTGCGACAGGCAATGTCGGCTTAACGAATCGTGCCAACGCGCGGGGCGGCACGGGGTGGCGACAGGCTTTATGCCGCGTCAAAACCCCGTCCACCGCCCAACTATTTGGGAGTGCCAGAAATATGCAATTCGTTTCGCCGGAACAGGCCGGGGAAAGTACCCAGGACGTTATTAAAAACACCAGTTTCTGGCCTGATGTCAGGGTTTCAGAGTTCCGCCGTGATATGCGCATGGATGGGAGTGTCACCGATCCACGCCTGCGTCTGGCGTTGCTGACAGCGATTGCTGAAGTTAACGCCGATCTTTATGAGTTCCGCGAGAAACAACGGGCGCAGGGGTATGCGAGCCTGGCCGACGTCCCTGCTGATGTGATCGACGGCGAAAGCCAGCGGCTCATGCTGTATCGCCGTGCGGTGTTTTGCTGGGCAAAAGCAAACCTGGTTGAGCGCTATCGCGATTTTGACGCAACCGGCGACGGAAGCAAGAAAGCCGAAGATATCGAAACAACCTTAGGCGAGCTGTGGCGCGATGTGCGCTGGGCGGAGTCCCGCCTGCGCGATATGCCACATATGACGGTGGAGCTGATTTGATGAAAGTGCGTGCGCATCAGTATGACACGGTGGACGCACTCTGCTGGCGCCATTACGGGCGCACGCAGGGAGTCACTGAACAGGTGCTGCAGGCGAATCCGGGGCTGGCTGAATATGGCCCCTTTTTACCGCACGGGCTGCAGGTGGAGCTGCCGGACATTACGGCGTCAACCACTGCGCAGACTGTCCAGTTATGGGACTGAACTATGACGCTTGAACGAATCAGCGCCTTTATCACTTACTGCGTTGCCCTGCTTCTGGCATGGCTCGGCGATTTGTCTCTTAAAGATGTATCGACCATTACCGGTCTTGCGCTGGGGATTATTACTGCAGCGGTGACCTGTTATTTACGCTGGAAAGCCTACCAGCTGCTGCGGGACGGCAGAATATCCAGGGGGGAATATGAGTCCTTCAATCGTTAAGCGTTGCCTGGTCGGCGCGGTGCTGGCGATTGCCGCCACGCTGCCAGGCTTTCAGTCGCTTCATACCTCCGTTGAGGGGCTGAAACTGATTGCTGATTTCGAAGGGTGCCGCCTGCAGCCATACCAGTGCAGCGCCGGGGTCTGGACTGACGGGATCGGCAATACGTCCGGGGTAGTGCCGGGCAAAACCATAACGGAGCGACAGGCCGCGCAGGGGCTGATTAATAACGTATTGCTGACGGAAAAAAGGATTGAAGCCTGCCTGCAGGTTAAACCACCTCAGCATGTTTACGATGCCCTGATCAGTATCGGCTTTAATGTCGGAACCGGGGCCATCTGCCGGTCAACAATGGTTTCTTACATCAATCGCCAGCAGTGGTGGCAGGCGTGCAACCAGCTCCCCCGCTGGGTTTATGTAAATGGTCAACGGAATAAAGGGCTGGAAAACAGGCGCGCCCGTGAGCTTGCCTGGTGTCTTAAAGGGGCAGGGGCATGACGCGCGCGCTGGCGGTGATCCTGGCTCTGGTGCTGGCACTGCTGGGCTGGCAGTCATGGCGGCTTAACAATGCCGGTCACACCATCGGGACGCAGGCTGAGGCGCTTAAAAAGAACAAGCAGGAGCTGGCGAAGAAAAACAGCCAGCTCATCAGCTTGTCCATTCTTACCGAAACCAACAGCCGGGCGCAGATGCAACTTTATGCTGCAGCGGAGGAGACTTCCTCGCTGTTGCGGAGTCGCCAGCGCCGGATCGAGGAGCTAAAACGTGAAAACGAGGATTTACGCCGCTGGGCTGACACTCCTTTGCCTGCTGACATTATCCGGCTGCGGGAGCGCCCGGCCCTCGCCGGAGGTGCAGCTTACCGTGAGTGGTTGTCCAAAAGTGACCCAGTGCCGCCTGGACAGGTCAGCGCCGCGCAGTAATGGGGATTTGAACCAGGTGCTGGATGAGACTGAGGCCGCCTGGGCAGTATGTGCCGACAAAGTGGACACGATCATAGCGTGTCAGGAGCGAGACAGTGAACAAGCCGCAGTCCTTACGCAACGCCCTGAATAAATCGGTGGCGTATGTCCGTGACAACCCGGACAAACTGCACCTTTTTGTTGATAACGGTTCGCTGGTCGCAACCGGTGCTCGTTCAATGTCATGGGAATATCGCTACACCCTGAACGTGGTGATTGAAGACTTTAGCGGCAACCAGAATTTAGTGATGGCGCCCGTATTGCTCTGGTTAATGACCAATCAACCGGACGCTATCAACAACCCGGAGCTGCGCGAAAAACTTTTTACCTTTGACGTCGATATCCTGAGCAACGACCTGTGTGATATCAGCCTCAATCTGCAGCTCACGGAGCGCGTGATTGTCAGCACAGACGGCACCGTATCGAGCGTTGAAGCGGTGCCGGAACCCGACGTACCCGAAGAAATGTGGACGGTGAAACGTGGATGACCTGCAGAGGGTGGATGACTGGCTGGCGGCCCTGCTGGCGAATCTGGAACCGGCAGCCCGCAACCGTATGATGCGACAACTGGCGCAGGAGCTGCGCCGGTCGCAACAGCAAAATATCAGGCTGCAGCGCAATCCAGACGGCACCACCTTTGAGCCGCGCCGGGTGACGGCCAGAAGTAAAAAGGGGCGCATCAAGCGCCAGATGTTCGCCAAATTGCGCACCACTAAATACCTGAAAACCGCAGCCACTGCGGACTCTGCCAGCGTGCAGTTTGATGGGAAAGTCCAGCGCATCGCCCGTGTTCACCATTATGGTCTGCGTGATCGAGTCAGACGCAACGGCCCGGAGGCCCGGTACCCGGCACGCCGTCTTTTGGGCGTGAATGATGAGGTGGAAACCATCACCCGTGACACGCTGTTGCGCTGGCTGTCGGAGTGAAATTTGTGTCACGGACGGCACAAAACCCAACGCTGCCTCCCTTTTCCCTCTGATGGCAACCTTTCGTTATGAACGCACAACTAACCGAAATCATGCGCCTTATCACCAACCTGATCCGCACCGGCACCGTAACCGAAGTGGACCGGGAAAACTGGCTATGCCGGGTGAAAGTGGGCGAGCTTGAAACCAACTGGATTAACTGGCTGACACTGCGCGCAGGTGGTGCCCGTACATGGTGGTGCCCGTCGCCGGATGAGCAGGTGGTGGTGCTGAGTATGGGCGGCAATCTGGAAACCGCTTTTGCCTTACCTGCGATCTATTCCAACCAGTTCGCGCCGCCGTCGGACTCCGTGGACGGCTGCGTAACGGAATACCCGGACGGTGGCTGGTTTGAATATGAACCTGCGACCGGCCGGTGGCATGTGCGGGGCATCAAATCCATGGTGATCGAGGCTGCAGATAACATAACCCTGAAAACGGGGGAATTTGTGGTGGAAGCAAGCAACACGCGCATAAACAGCGAGGTGGTGATCAATGGTGGCGTCACCCAGGGCGGCGGCGCCATGAGTTCTAACGGGATCGTAGTCGATAAACACGGTCATACCGGCGTTAAGTCCGGCGGCGATACATCAGGAGGCCCGGTATGACGCTTTATATCGGCATGAGTCAGGGCAACGGCAGGACCATTACCGACACGGACCACCTGCGCCAGTCGGTCCGGGATATTCTGCTGACCCCGCAGGGGAGCCGCATTGCCCGCCGGGAATATGGCTCGCTTCTGTCTGAACTGATAGACCAGCCGCAGAACCCGGCGCTGCGCCTGCAGGTAATGTCTGCGGTCTATGTAGCTCTGAGTCGCTGGGAGCCGCGGCTTACCCTGGATTCCATCACCATAGACAGCAGTTTTGATGGTTCGATGGTGGTTGAGCTTACCGGGCAGCGTGATAACGGCGCGCCGGTTTCACTTTCGGTATCAACAGGAGCAGACAATGGCAGTCATTGACCTTTCCCAGCTGCCCGCCCCGCAGATAGTGGATGTGCCGGATTTTGAAACGCTGCTAAACGAACGGAAAGCCGCGTTTATGGCCCTTTATCCGGCAGACGAGCAGGACGCGGTAAGGCGCACGCTTGAGCTGGAGTCTGAACCCGTGACCAAGCTCCTGCAGGAAAATGCGTATCGTGAAATCCTCCTGCGCCAGCGCATTAACGAGGCGGCGCAGGCGGTCATGGTGGCTTATGCAATTGGCGGCGATCTCGATCAGATGGCGGCCAACTACAACGTGAAGCGGCTGACGGTTACACCTGCGGATAACGACGCGGTGCCGCCGGTCGCGGCGGTAATGGAAAGTGATGAGGCGCTGCGCCTGCGTGTTCCTGCTGCATTTGAGGGGCTGTCCGTGGCGGGGCCGACGGCGGCCTATGAGTTTCACGCTAAAAGCGCTGACGGGCGAGTGGCTGACGCCAGCGCAACCAGCCCGGCACCGGCGGAGGTGGTGCTTACCGTGCTGAGCCGTGAGGGCGACGGAACGGCAGCGGCGGATCTGCTGGGAGTGGTTGAACAGGCGCTTAACAGTGAGAACGTGCGGCCGGTTGCTGACCGTCTGATGGTGCGCAGCGCTGAAATTATTCCTTACAGCGTGGATGCGACGATCTTTCTTTACCCTGGGCCAGAAGCTGAGCCGGTGATGGAGGCGGCAAAAGCCAGCCTGCAGAAATATATCGCCAGCCAGACGAGGCTGGGGCGTGATATTCGCCGCAGTGCTATTTATGCCGCGCTGCATGTTGAAGGTGTGCAGCGTGTTGAGCTGGCCTCGCCGCTCGCTGATGTGGTGCTGGATAAGACACAAGCCGCTTCATGTACTGAATGGAGCGTAACCAACGGGGGAACGGATGAATAGTCTGCTTCCTCCTGGCTCATCGCCGCTTGAGCGCCGCCTGGCGCAGTCCTGCAGCGGCATTTCCGATCTGCAGGTGCCGCTGCGGGATTTATGGAACCCGGCAACATGCCCGGTCAAGTTTCTGCCGTATCTGGCGTGGGCCTTTTCGGTTGATCGCTGGGACGAAGGATGGGCGGAGAGCGTGAAGCGCCGTGTGGTGCAGGATGCGTTCTATATCCATCAGCACAAGGGCACAACCAGCGCGGTGCGGCGTGTGGTGGAGCCGTTCGGCTTTCTGATCCGCATCATTGAATGGTGGCAGACCGGCGAGGCGCCGGGCACGTTTCGCCTGGATATTGGGGTGCAGGACCAGGGCATAACAGAGGAAACCTATCTGGAGCTGGAGCGCCTGATTGGTGACGCCAAACCCTGCAGTCGGCATCTGATCGGCATGTCCATAAATCTGCAGACGAGCGGGCCTTATTTTGTGGGAGCTGCCACTTACACCGGCGAAGAAATCACGATTTACCCGTATATCAACGAAACCATCATTTCCGGTGGCACTGCCTACGAGGGCGGCGCCGTCCATGTTATCGACACAATGAGAGTGAACCCATGAGCGCAAAATTTTATACTCTGCTGACGGATATTGGCGCGGCGAAACTGGCAAGCGCTGCCGCGCTCGGTGTGCCGCTGAAAATTACCCAGATGGCGGTGGGGGATGGCGGCGGCGTGCTTCCAACTCCCAGCGCACAACAGACGAAGCTGGTTTCCGAAAAGCGGCGCGCTGACCTGAATATGCTTTACATCGATCCGCAGAACAGCAGCCAGATTATTGCTGAGCAGGTGATTCCTGAAACTGAGGGCGGTTGGTGGATTCGTGAGGTTGGGCTGTTCGATGAAACGGGCGCGCTGATCGCAGTGGGGAACTGCCCGGAGAGCTACAAGCCGCAGCTGGCAGAGGGAAGCGGCCGCACGCAGACAGTGCGCATGGTACTGATTACCAGCAGCACCGATAACATTACGCTGAAAATTGATCCGTCCGTAGTGCTGGCTACCCGAAAATATGTGGATGACAAGGTGCTGGAACTGAAGGTGTATGTAGATGAGCTGATGGCGGCGCATCTTGCTGCAGCTGATCCGCATACGCAGTATGCGCCAAAAGCCAGCCCGACGTTTACCGGCACCCCAAAAGCCCCGACTGCAGCTGCAGGTAACAATACCACTCAGCTTGCCACAACTGCGTTTGTGCAGGCGGCTCTGATCGCCCTGGTGAATGGCGCCCCGGCGACACTGGACACGCTGAAAGAAATTGCTGCGGCTATCAACAACGATCCTAATTTCAGCACCACCATTAATAACGCGCTTGCACTCAAAGCCCCACTGGCAAGCCCGGCCCTGACCGGAACGCCGACGGCGCCCACGGCTGCGCAGACTGTCAACAGTACGCAAATTGCCACTACTGCTTTCGTAAAAGCAGCTCTGGCTGGGCTTGTTGGCTCATCACCTGCGGCGCTTGATACACTGAACGAGCTGGCGGCGGCGTTAGGAAACGATCCTAACTTTGCAACCACCATGACAAATGCGCTGGCAGGCAAGCAGCCGCTGGATAGCACGCTGACAACTTTGTCTGGAAAGACAGCGGATGGGATTATCGAATACCTTGGTTTGGGAGCAGGAGCACCACCGATAGGAATTCCCTTCTTCTGGCCTTCAACGGTAATGCCGAATGCGGTGATGCCAGAATGGAAAGATATGGTGTTTTTAAAGTGGAATGGAGCAAGCTTCTCAGCAGCGACTTATCCTAAGCTGGCACTGGTAATACCCAGACTGACACTGACAGAATCTCGTGGTGAATTTCTTCGTGTATGGGATGACGGGCGCGGTCTGGACGGCGGGCGTGCATTGTTGAGCGCGCAAGGTTATGCAACAGAGGACCATGCTCACGGTCTTCCCTCAAAATCAACCACGGTTTCAGATTCGAGTGTTAATTTTTATTTCGATGAAGCGTGGGCAACCACTGACACAGGGGTAATCCGATGGGGAAATACAAGTGATACCGGATTGCCCACCCCTAATTACGGTACATTCAAAACTTTCAAACAGTCTGTATCAAATTTGGGCGCGGCTGCCACTGAAACACGTCCACGCAATATCGCGTTTAACTTCCTTGTGAGGGCTAAATAATGTCTCTGGTCTTCGATGAAAAGGGGTACGCCGCAGTAGCCGGTGAAATCAGGGTTTATTATTTTGACCCTATCACTCGTGAATATATGGGGTGGTCTGACGAATTTATTAACGTTGGCGTTAGCATGCCTGGCTGTTCTACAGCAATTAAGCCGGGGGACGACGCGGAAGGGAGGGTATTTATATTTTCTGAGACTGGATGGGTGCAGACTGAAGACCATCGTGGAGAAACAGCATACTCTATTAGTGACGGGCGGCCGGTAACTGTCAATTATGTCGGTGCGCTACAGGAGGGTTTTACCTTTGACGCTCCCGCTACAAAGTTTGATAAATGGGATGGTAATAAATGGGTTGCCGATCCTGAAGCTCAGCGCGCATATGATATTTCTGCAGCGGTAACTCGACAACAGGCGTTGATTAGCCAGGCCAATGACTTTATGAATGGTAAGCAATGGCCTGGAAAAGCCGCTATTGGCAGGCTTAAAGGTGATGAACTGGCGCAATATGGACTTTGGCTGGATTATCTTGACGCACTGGAGGCTCTTGATACATCCAGCGCCCCCGATATTATTTGGCCTTCTCCTCCGGGACAATAATATCAATCAGAACGGGCTCGCCGCGTTCATTTGCGGCGAGTATTTTTCCTTCAGGTATTTCAGTTGTTGTGAAAAACCAGTTGTCATCCGGCAATTCAATTGCATCAGTGGTGTCATGAAATCCAGGAATAACCTCAGTTAACATTTTCGGATTAAACAGGCGCATATACCCTCCAGGAAAAACCATTCGATGAAGCCATGCCCGACGCCATAACACAACGGGCCTTAAAGCCAGTCGTAGTGACGGTGTTATCAATTACTATTGATACGTGCATCGGGTTTGATGCTGGTGATACTCCAGGGTCTTGCGATATGCGTTCTGCAATAGAAATATTTCTCGTCACAGCAGGAAGCTGCACTGGAAACGTTACTGTCGCAAGCCCATCAACAATTGTTACGGCAGAACCAAAAACTTCGACTGCCCCATCTGACCAGATAATCCAGGCGCCATTAGCATTTGTTCCCCGTTTAATTACATACCTCGCCTCTCCCAAACCAAGGTTTTTTATCCACCACGGTCATGATTGTCCGTGTTGGCCATTCTCTGCAGTACAGTCAGAAATGACCATGCTCGATAAAATGGTGGCATCATTCACCACTTTTTTATGGGCGAAAAATCATGCAAATCGGTTACGTGAGGGTGTCAACAAATGACCAAAACACAGCTTTACAACGAAATGCGCTGGAGTGCGCAGGATGTGAGCTGATATTTGAGGATAAAATGAGCGGGAAAACCTCAGATCGGCCAGGGCTAAAGAAGGTCCTGCGCACACTCTCAGAAGGTGACACGCTGGTAGTCTGGAAGCTGGACAGATTAGGCAGGAGCATGCGACATCTTGTTACGCTGATTGAAGACCTGCGCGGGAGAGGGGTAAATTTCCGCAGCCTGACAGACAGCATTGACACATCAACTCCAATGGGGCGTTTCTTTTTCCATGTTATGGGCGCCCTAGCTGAAATGGAACGTGAGCTAATCGTTGAGCGTACCCGCGCCGGACTGGCAGCTGCAAGGCAGCAAGGGCGTATCGGTGGCAGGCGGCCAAAACTGACAGAGCAGCAATGGGCGCAGGCCGGGCGATTGCTTAATGCAGGAGAAAGCAGGAAACGCGTTGCTCTAATTTTTGATGTGGGTATATCAACGCTGTACCGTAAATTTCCCGCGTCTGCCGTGGCGCCATTGTCTGAACGCTCAGACACTCCTGTATAAATGAACATGCTTTCTCATTTATGTAACCTGAAATCAGGCACATAAGAGAGGTAAGGCTATGCAAAAAGCGGTTATTGGTGCGGCAACTATTTACTGTGGTGACAGTCTGGAAATTCTGCGCGAACTCACTGGCGAATTTGATGCAGTAATTACTGATCCGCCGTATTCCAGCGGTGGTATGACGCGCAGTGATCGGCAGGCCAAACCCTCCGGGAAGTATGTAGGCAATAACAACTACCATGAGTTTTTCGGCGATAACAGAGACGTGCGCTCCTGGGCGTTCTGGATGACGCAGTGGATGAGTCAGGTTAACCGCCTGGTAAAGTCAGGCGGCTATGCCATGGTTTTCACTGACTGGCGGCAGCTTCCAACGCTTACTGACGTTTTCCAGGCTGGCGGTTTTGTGTGGCGGGGGCTGATTCCGTGGGATAAAACGCTTTCAACCCGTGCGCCTCATACCGGTTATTTTCGTCATCAGTGCGAATACGTGGTTTGGGGAAGTAACGGACCATTGCCTAAAAGTCTGCATGGTGGACCCTGGCCGGGTATGGTGACTCGTCGGGTTATTCCGTCTCAAAAACTCCATATGACCGGCAAACCGATTGAGCTTATGGAGAGCCTGGTTGCTCCCGTTCCTCCTGGCGGCCATATTCTTGATCCATTTATGGGGAGTGCATCAACTGGCGTTGCTGCGCTGAGGAAGGGATACAAATTTACCGGGATTGAAATGAGCCAGCAGTATTTTGATATCTCATGCGAACGCCTGGAAAAAGAAAACGCAGATATCCGCGCGGGCGTGTTGTGTGATTAAGGGAACAATGCCGCGTAGCTGTCTGCGCGGCCCATTCAATTCACCATAGGGCGAAACCTAAACACCGGAGGGTTCGCCGTATGGCTCAGGATTATCACCACGGTGTGCGCGTCGTTGAGGTCAACGATGGCACCCGCCCCATTTCAACAGTAAGCACGGCAATTGTCGGTATGGTCTGTACCGGCGATGATGCAGATGCGTCCGTGTTCCCCCTCAATAAACCGGTCCTGCTTACCGACGTGCTGACCGCCAGCGGTAAAGCAGGCGAGTCCGGCACGCTGGCCCGCTCGCTGGATGCAATTGCCGACCAGGCTAAACCCGTGACCGTCGTTGTGCGCGTTGCACAGGGTGAAACCGAAGCGGAAACAACCTCCAACATTATCGGCGGCGTGACAGCTGACGGTAAAAAAACGGGCATGAAAGCGCTGTTATCTGCGCAGTCCCAGCTCGGCGTTAAGCCGCGCATTCTTGGCGTGCCGGGGCATGACACGCAGGCGGTTGCCACTGAACTGCTGAGTGTGGCGCAGAGTCTGCGCGGCTTCGCCTATCTGTCAGCCTACGGCTGCAAAACGGTAGAGGAGGCCATTGCCTACCGTGCTAATTTCAGCCAGCGCGAGGGGATGCTGATCTGGCCTGATTTCATCAGTTTTGACACCGTGCTGAACGCTGACGCAACGGCTTACGCCTCAGCCCGTGCGCTTGGCCTGCGTGCCAAAATTGACGAACAGACCGGCTGGCACAAATCCCTGTCCAACGTGGGCGTGAACGGCGTCACCGGTATTTCTGCTGATGTGTTCTGGGATTTGCAGGACCCGGCAACCGATGCGGGGCTGCTGAACCAGAACGATGTCACCACGCTGATCCGCAAAGACGGTTTCCGCTTCTGGGGTTCCCGCTGCCTCAGTGACGATCCTCTGTTTGCCTTTGAAAACTACACCCGCACCGCGCAGGTACTGGCTGACACTATCGCAGAAGCGCACATGTGGGCGGTGGATGGCGTGCTTAACCCGTCGCTGGCCCGCGACATTATCGAAGGTATTCGCGCCAAACTGCGCAACCTGAAAACGCAGGGCTACATCATCGGCGCCGACTGCTGGCTGGATGAGTCCGTAAACGATAAGGATTCCCTGAAAGCCGGGAAGCTCACTATCGATTACGACTATACGCCGGTACCACCTCTGGAAAACCTGATGCTGCGCCAGCGCATCACCGATCAGTATCTGCTGGATTTCTCCAGCCAGGTCAGCGCGTAAGGGGACAATATGGCTTTACCACGCAAGTTAAAACACCTGAACCTGTTTAACGACGGGAATAACTATCAGGGGATCGTTGAGTCTCTGACCCTGCCTAAATTCGGCCGCAAGTTTGAAAAGTATCGCGGCGGCGGTATGCCCGGTTCGGCGGATGTTGATCTGGGGCTGGATGATGGAGCGCTGGACACGGAATTTTCAATCGGTGGCACCGAACTGCTGTTATTCAAGCAGATGGGTAAAGCCACCGTTGACGGCATCCAGCTGCGTTTCACCGGCTCCATACAGCGTGATGATACCGGCGAAGTGCAGGCCGTTGAGCTGGTTGTGCGCGGGCGACATAAAGAAGTCGATTCCGGGGAATGGAAAACCGGCGAGAGCAACACCACAAAAGTCAGCAGCACCAACAGCTACGCGAAGCTGACCATCAACGGCGAGGTGCTCTATGAGGTTGATGTGATCAACATGATTGAAATCGTTGATGGCGTGGACCTGATGGAAGAGCACCGCAACGCCCTGGGCCTCTGATCTACTTTAAAGGCGCGGGCAGCCGCGCCAGTACCTTATTAACAGGAAATGACGATGAGCGAACAACTGACTGAAAAAACCGTACAGCTGGACACCCCAATCAAACGCGGTAAAACCGAAATTGCCGAAATTGTGCTGCGCAAGCCGCAGTCCGGCGCGCTGCGTGGCACCCGCCTGCAGGCGATCATGGATATGGACGTCGGCGCGATGATGACGATTATTCCCCGCATCTCAACGCCCGCGCTGACTGCTCAGGAAATGGCTGAAATGGACCCAGCCGATCTCACCGCGCTTTCGGTTGAGGTGGTCACTTTTTTGTTGAAGAAATCGGTGCTTGCCGGTTTGCCGACAGCCTGACGGTAGAAGACCTGGTGGCTGATATCGCCACCATTTTTCACTGGCCGCCGTCCGTCACTGACGTTATGCCGCTGACCGAAGTGCTGGAGTGGCGGCATAAAGCGATTCAGAGAAGCGGGGCCAGCGATGAGTGACACTAACCTGCGTTTGCAGGTAATTCTAAATGCGGTTGATAAGCTCACCCGCCCATTCCGATCAGCGCAGGCCAGCTCTAAAGAGCTGGCTACCGCCATTCAGCAAAGCCGCGCAAGATTAAAAGAACTGGACGCCCAGGCGGGCCGTATTGAGGGTTTCCGCAAGGCAAGCGCGCAGCTCGCCGTCACCGGCAACAGTCTTAAAGCCGCACGCGAAGAAGCGGCGAAACTTGCCACGCAGTTCTCGGCCACTAACCGCCCGACGGCGGCGCAGGCTCGTCTGCTTGAGCAGGCAAAAAACCGCGTTAACGAGCTGCAGAGCAAATATAACGGCCTGCGTCAGTCGGTGCAGCGTCAGCGTCTTGCGCTCAATGAGGCCGGGCTGGACACCAAAAAACTGAGCAGTGCACAGCGGGAGCTGCGGCAGAATGCCGACGAAACCCGGCAGGCGCTGGACCGACAGCAGAAATCCCTTAAACGCCTGGGCGAGCAGCAGGCCCGAATGAACGCCGTCCGCGATCAGTATTCCCGGCGCCTTGAGGTGCGGGATCGTATCGCGGGCACCGGTGCAACGACTACTGCCGCCGGGCTGGCGATGGGCGCGCCGGTGATGGCAGCCGTTAAAAGCTATGCCAGCATGGAAGATGCGATGAAAGGCGTGGCAAAGCAGGTTAACGGGCTGCGGGACGACAACGGCAACCGCACAAAACAGTTTTACGATATGCAGGATGCCATCAAAGCCGCCAGTGAACAGCTGCCGATGGAGAATGGCGCTATTGACTATGCCGCTCTGGTTGAAGGTGGCGCCCGCATGGGCGTGACAAACCAGAACGATTCTTACGAAGACCAGAAGCGTGACCTGCTGGCCTTTGCATCCACTGCAGCAAAGGCCGCAACGGCATTCGAGCTGCCCGCTGATGAGCTGGCGGAGGGGCTGGGGAAAATCGCGCAGCTGTATAAAGTGCCGACCCGAAATATTGAACAGCTTGGCGATGCCCTGAACTACCTGGACGATAACGCCATGTCTAAGGGCGGCGATATCATCAATGTGCTGCAGCGCATGGGCGGCGTGGCTGACCGGCTTGATTTCCGCAAGGCGGCCGCGCTGGGTTCCACCTTCCTGTCTCTGGGCGCCGCGCCTGAAATTGCAGCCAGCGCATCAAATGCGATGGTGCGCGAACTGTCGATTGCAACCATGCAGAGCAAGCGGTTCATGGAAGGCATGGATCTGCTGAAACTCAATCCAGAAGAGATTGAAAAGCAGATGACAAAGGACGCAATGGGGACCATTCAGCGCGTGCTGGAGAAGGTCAACAAACTGCCGCAGGACAAGCGCCTGTCCGCCATGACGATGATATTTGGTAAGGAGTTTGGCGATGATGCGGCGAAGCTTGCAAACAACCTGCCGGAGCTGCAGCGACAGCTGAAACTTACCTCAGGCACTGAGGCTAACGGCTCCATGCAGAAAGAATCCGATATCAATAAGGATTCTCTTTCCGCGCAGTGGTTGCTTGTTAAAACGGGCGCGCAGAACGCTTTCAGTAGCCTGGGTGAAACCCTGCGCCAGCCGCTGATGGATATCATGGGGTACGTCAAAAGCGTTACCGGGGCACTGCGTCGTTGGGTTGAGGCTAACCCGCAGCTGGCGGGCACGCTGATGAAAGTGGCGGCTGCCACTGCTGCGATAACCGTTGTACTCGGCACGCTGGCGGTGGCTGTGGCTGCCGTGCTGGGGCCGCTGGCGGTGATCCGTTTAGGCCTGTCCGTGCTGGGTGTAAAAACACTCCCATCCGTTATGTCTGCAGTGACCCGCACCGGCGGTGCGCTGTCCTGGCTGGCAAATGCGCCGCTTTCCCTGTTGCGCCGTGGCATGGCGGCATCCGGTAGCAGCACCGGATTGCTGACGACTCCCCTAAACTCCCTGCGACGTTCTGCCGGGCTGGCTGGCAATGCGCTGAAAGCGCTGGCCGGTGCACCGCTTGCTGTTCTTCGCAGCGGAATGTCTGGTATTCGCAACATTATCGGCATGGTAATGAATCCGTTGACCGCGTTGCGCGGGGGATTATCCGCAGCCGGTGGCGTGCTGCGTTTTCTGGCGTCCGGCCCGCTGGCCCTCCTTCGCGTTGCGCTGTACGGGATTTCTGGATTGCTGGGCGCCCTGCTTAGTCCGATAGGTCTGGTCGTGGCGGCGCTGGCTGGCGTGGCGCTGGTTGTCTGGAAATACTGGCAGCCGATAGGCGCATTTTTAGGCGGAGTGGTTGAAGGATTCAAAGCTGCAGCTGCGCCTATCAGTGCGGCGTTTGAGCCACTGCAGCCTGTTTTCCAGTGGATAGGTGACAAGGTCCAGGCGTTATGGGGCTGGTTTACTGATCTGCTGACGCCGGTTAAATCCACCTCTGCAGAACTGCAAAGCGCGGCGTCGATGGGGCGGCAGTTTGGCGAAGCGCTGGCGGCAGGGCTGAACATGGTCATGCACCCGCTGGATTCGCTTAAATCGGGCGTGTCCTGGCTGCTTGAAAAACTCGGCATTGTCAGCAAGGAGGCGGCCAAAGCGAAGCTTCCTGAACAGGTCACGCGGCAGCAGCCAGCTACGGTCAACAGAGACGGTAAAGTGGTGCTGCCGCCTGGCGGATTCCCGACGATGGGTTTTGCTGGAATGTACGACAGCGGCGGTACCATTCCGCGCGGCCAGTTCGGCATCGTGGGCGAGAATGGCCCAGAGATTGTTAACGGACCCGCCAATGTCACCGGCAGGAAACGGACTGCTGATCTGGCGAGGGTGGCGGCAACGCTCAATCCTTCCCGGACGGAACCGGCCAGCGCTAAACAACGTCCTGAACGCGGGATAGTTCTGCCGCCTGATAGTGTGAACGGTCCGGCAAATATTCCGGTAATCAATCGCACTACTGAACTGGTGAAACTGGCGGCAACAGTAAGCCCCGTTCGTGATGTAACAGCCAGCCCGGAGCAACGGCCTGAAAGCAGGTTAATACTGCCTCCTGAGATTGTTAACGCCCCGGTAAAACTTCCTGGTCGGGATCGTGCTGCGGAGCTGGCTGATATCGCTGCTGCCGTCATGCCAGCACCGGCCATTATGGAAATCACGGATAACAGGACTGACCCGATGGCTATGCGCCAGAAGGTGTTCGCTTCCGTGGTCGCTGGCGTAATGGGCCTGGCAGCTGCCCCGGCAGAAGCCGCACCACTTCATCCGTACAGTGTGCCTGTCAGGACGCAACCGGCGCCGTCTCCGAAGGAAGAGAGACAGCCGCAGGTAATTAAGTACGAGATAAGCGCGCCAATTCATATTGTCGCGCAGCCAGGGCAAAGCGCGCAGGATATCGCCCGCGAGGTGGCCCGGCAGCTTGATGAGCGTGAGCGCAGGGCCAGGGCAAAAACACGCAGTAATTTCAGTGATCGAGGGGGTTACGAATAATGATGATGGTGCTGGGGTTGTACGTATTCATGCTGCGAACAGTGCCCTATCAGGAGCTGCAGTATCAGCGCAGCTGGCGGCACGCAGCCAACAGCCGGGTTAACCGGCGCCCGTCAACGCAGTTTCTTGGACCGGATAACGATTCGCTTACTCTGTCCGGTGTCCTGCTGCCGGAGATTACCGGCGGCAGGTTGTCTTTGCTGGCGCTGGAGCAGATGGCGGAGCTGGGAAAAGCCTGGCCTCTGATTGAGGGGAGCGGGACGATTTACGGCATGTTTGTGATCGAGAGTCTGAGCCAGACAAAAACAGAATTTTTTGAGAGCGGTATGCCCCGGCGCATCGAATTTTCGCTGAGCCTGAAACGGGTGGATGAGTCGCTGTCTGATATGTTCGGCAGCCTCAGCGACCAGCTCAGTAATTTGCAGGAATCTGCCACCTCTGCGATAGGCAATATGAAAAATACGGTTGGAGGGTTACTGCAGTGAATTTCAGCTCTGATCTCCTGAACCTGAACAGCAAAACTCCCGGTTTCAGTATCATCATTGAAGGTAAAGATGTGACTACCGTGCTGGATGCGCGCCTGATGAGTCTGACGCTGACGGATAACCGGGGCTTTGAAGCGGACCAGCTTGATCTGGAACTGGACGACTCGGACGGGCTAATCGTTCTGCCTCGTCGGGGGGCCATTATTCAGTTTGCGCTGGGGTGGAAAGGTCAGCCGCTTTTTCCGAAAGGGGCGTTTACTGTCGATGAGATTGAGCACAGCGGCGCGCCTGACCGTCTCACAATCCGCGCGCGTAGTGCAGATTTCCGTGAAACCCTGAATACGCGGCGTGAAAAGTCCTGGCACCAGACAACGGTGGGCGAAGTTGTGAAGGAAATCGCGGGCAGGCATAAATTAAAGATGGCGCTGGGAAAGGACCTGTTGGACAAGCCTGTCGATCATCTTGACCAGACTAATGAAAGCGACGCCAGCTTTTTGATGAAGCTGGCGCGGCAGTATGGGGCGATAGCCTCAGTTAAGGACGGCAATCTGTTGTTTATCCGCCAGGGGCAGGGCAGAACGGCAAGCGGTAAGCCGCTGCCGGTTATCACCATAACCCGCCAGGCCGGTGACGGTCATCGTTTTACTCTGGCTGATCGCGATGCCTATACGGGGGTAATTGCCAGTTGGCTCCATACCCGTGAGCCAAAGAAAAAAGAGACTGCAAAGGTTAGGCGCCGTCGAAAAAAAACCACTGCGGCAAAGGAGACGGAAGCAAAACAGGGAGATTACCTGGTTGGAACGGATGAAAACGTGCTTGTACTCAACAGAACTTATGCAAACCGCAGCAATGCAGAGCGAGCGGCAAAGATGCAGTGGGAGCGCCTGCAGCGCGGGGTGGCAACATTCTCCCTGCAGCTCGCAGAGGGAAGGGCTGATCTGTATACCGAAATGCCGGTGAAGGTGAGCGGCTTTAAACAGCCCATTGATGATGCCGAATGGACCATTACCACCCTGACGCATAGTGTCAATGCAGATAATGGTTTCACTACGACTCTGGAGCTTGAGGTAAAGATAGATGATTTAGAAATGGAATGATAATGTTCACAAAATGGATGTTCGTGTATCATTATGGGATTGCGGGTAATGACTTGGGGAGAAACGGATATGATGAATTGTCCGAAATGCGGACACGCGGCACATACTCGCAGTAGCTTTCGTGTATCAGATAATACGAAAGAGCGTTATTGCCAGTGCCAAAACATAAACTGTGGAACCACTTTTGTTACTCATGAAACCGTAGTGCGCTTTATCGTAACTCCCGGACAGGTCGATCATGTGCCTCCGCACCCTCTAAACAGTGGTCAGGGACACATGAATTTTTGACAAACTAACCCGCTTCGGCGGGTTTATTATTGGTGGCAGCTTATTTCCTGCTGCCATTTTGCTGCCAATGATGAAACTATAAACAAAAAAGCCACTCGCGAGAGTGGCTTAATTATATGATTCTAAAACTAAAATTTGGTGGCCCCTGCTGGACTTGAACCAGCGACCAAGCGATTATGAGTCGCCTGCTCTAACCACTGAGCTAAGGGGCCGTGGCGCTGGATTATAAAGTAACTGGCGACGCCAATCCAGTCTCGGTGTCGCGGCTGCTGAATTTGTAAGCAGGCGCGGCGTAAGGCTTTATACTTTACAGATCCGAGAGTTAACAGGAGAGGACATGATTAACGATATTCTTGAGCCGGGTCTGCGGGTGGTCTTTTGCGGGATCAATCCGGGAAAGTCGTCGGCGCATACGGGCTTTCATTTTGCGCATCCGGGTAATCGCTTCTGGAAGGTTATTCATCTGGCCGGGTTTACGGATCGCCAGCTGAAGCCTGAAGAAGAGCGCCATTTGCTGGATACGCGCTGCGGCATCACGAAACTCGTAGAACGCCCGACGGTGCAGGCGAACGAAGTGGACGTAAAAGAATTGCATGAGGGCGGGCGTAATCTCATTAAAAAAATCGAGGATTTCCAGCCAGATGCGCTCGCGGTGCTGGGCAAAAAAGCCTATGAGCAGGCATTCAGCCAGCGCGGTGTGAAGTGGGGTAAGCAGAAGCTAAAAATCGGTAAGACGGAAATTTGGGTGCTGCCTAACCCAAGTGGGCTGAATCGCGCTTCGCTCGATAAGCTGGTGGAAGCCTACCGTGAGCTCGACGACGCGCTGGTGGCGCGCGGCAGATAA